CGATAGATTAACCACCACAGGCGGACATTTGTCTTTCCCCCACGGACACATTTGAGTGCGCACAGCGGATACAACTGTCTGTCAGGGGCGGACAGGGTGTGCTTTAACGTGCTAAAGCGGAGGTATATTATTTTCTTATTGGCGGTATTAGAATATTTAATACTAATGGGCATAAAAATAGACTGCGGATTGCTCCGCAGTCTATTTTCTGTTAGCTGATTGTGCCGAACTCTTTCCATGTGCCGGGATTTCCTGTTGCAATGCAAACCCAACCGACAGGACTACCACTTGCGGGGCTAGTGTTATAAACAACCTCGCCAATGGCGTGATTCCCTTCCGTTGGAGCAGTGCTTCCACTTTCATAGGCGTACAAAGAAGTTCCTTTGAGTAGTGACATTTTAGACCTATCAATCACATTTGCCGCGATGATAGTTGCACCAGAAATATTTCCTTGTCCACTGTAAATCAGTGCATCATTGTATCTTACCGCACTATTTCCAATTAAGCAAAGTCCTTTAAGGTAGCTCAAATTCATAGCAATCTGGCTTGTTGCACCTTCGTTGTTATTCAGATAGCAATTTCTAACTGACAATCCCTCTGTATGTGCACTGTCATTACCCTCGCAGTTAATACACTCGCCGTTCATCCATTCAAAATAGCAGGCATCAACATCAACGTTATATCGAACGGCATTAACAGGATTGATAAGAATGCCTCGTTGCCCCTCAAAGTTACACTTTAGGAATTTGATAGTTGCACCACTATAGAGAATCACAACATTATATGCGGTTTTAGTGTTATCAATAGGCAAGGCGAAATCGCAAGAATCAAATAGCCAGCTATTAGCCTGTTCTAGTAGTCTTACATTGGAAGGGCTTGCCGCATCATTTTGACCAAATACACAATTTCTAACGGTAAAAGTCCATGCGTGATCTGCAATGATAGAGCTTGTGAAACGTCTGAAAATAATATCAGACAATACCCATTTTTGTGCATATTTGAAATTCATGCACACGCCCTCGGCGTTTACGTTAAAGAGTGTCAGGTTTCTGATATATGATTCTTGAGTTGTTGTAGTGTCCGGCATTACAAAATCGAACAGCGTTTTAGCTTCTGATCTAAGAATAGTTGCATAGATATTCTCGCCGAACATTTGAAGTCTGCGTGCTTTAGTTGTATCTAAGTGCAAACTCGCCGTGATTCTGTATTCGCCGTTCGGCACAAAGATAGGCGTTTTATTTGTCTGAAAATTTTCAATCGCCGCCTGAAAAGCCGCTGTATCATCATGAACCGCATCGCCAACAGCGCCGAAATCACGCACGTTTATTACATGAATAGTGCCACTGCCAATTTTTTCTTCAAGCGCTGCATCTGCTTCCGCTCTGGCCTGTGCTTCTGCCACAATCTTTTCATCCAGCGTTTTGTCTGCGTTTTCACGGTTCATGATCTCGTCCTGTAACTCAACGGACAGCGTGTTTACTTCGTTCGTGATCGTCTCGCTCAGCATAGCAAAGAGATCGTGCACGTTGGTTTTCTTGCAGTTGGAGCCTTCAACGTACTTGTCACCGGCGTTGATATTCTTCGTAATCAGTAGAAGATCATTTTCCAACCACACCCAGTCACCGGCCTTGTGGTCAACGCTGGCCGTGGTGCTGTGCTGCTCGTCATACGGAGTGATCGCAGATCTCACACTGTCCCAGAGCGCGGAGAAGTTACCGATCTTCGTCCAGTATTCCGTGCGATCCAGAGACACACCAGCCGGAACGGGCTGCACACTCAAGTAAGCGTTGCCGCTGCTATCCAAAACAACGGTGTTCGTCTCATACTGGCTCGTGATATTCCAAATGATCGGATTGGCATACTTTACGGAATTGATTGCAACAAAGTTTGAGATCTCTGTCTCAAGCTGTTTCAACTCGTGCAGTATCCAATCCATATTCATTTCATGGAAATTTGTATAGGGGAATGTTTCAAATAAACCCATGTTCTATCCTCCTTAATAGACTTGCAAACAGAACCGGTTTTTGAAACTGTTGATGATAACGTCAATGATATTGAATAATGCAACATCTCTTTCCGCTTCAAGCATCTGCTGTGAAGTAGTCACGCCAATGTTACCATGTGCACGGCCTTTCCGCAACAGGTTTCTATTCCCGGTTTCGTCCGTGGTATTTTCAGCAGACGTTTTAACCGCCACTGTCCCAACGTCCTTTTGTGTGCTTTCCGTTGTCTCATTTTGCGTGTTGTTGTCTCGCTCCGTGGGTGTGAAGTCGGTTTCATTGTAGGCGCTCACATACTTCTGATCATTGAAAACGCCGTCCGTGTTACTCTGTCTTGTACTCGTGCCGTCTGTATCTGTTGTGCTGGTTCCGGTTGCATCGGCTTCCGTGTTTTTCTTCGTGTCCTCTGCTTCCGTCCATTCTTCCATACGGTCATAGTTTTCAATAGGATTATACTCTAACAGCGTTGTTTTGTAAAGCCGTTCCCAGATCGGAAGCTCTTTAGCGCTCCACCTGCCAATCATGGCCTGCATAAAAACCGCATCCGGATAGATAACTTCAAGTTCCGCCGTTTCTGCAAGCAGATTGTCTTTCACAAGATCCGCGTCCAGCCCATCCGGAAGAACCAGCTCACCCAGGATACCGGGGTTAATCCTCGACAGACCCAGCAGGCTTACTGTTGATGACATTGTTCACACCTCCTTCAAACGCATCCGGGAAACGCCAATCAACGGAGAGATCCAAGCCAAACATGTCGTTAGTGGCTTTGATGCTTTCTTTCAGTTCTTCCAGCCACATGGCACATTTGCTCTGTGTTTCAATGTTGTTCGCGTTGACTTCATCCGTCACGAGCCGCTCACGCTTGTCCGTGTTCGCGTTTGGAATGCCGATATCCGTATCAAACATTGCTTCAATCTTACGCATATCGCTCAAAATGTCGGAACTGATATACACTTGCTTCAAGTTCTGTTCAAACGCTTCCCACGCTTTGCTTCCGTCATCCCGGAACAGGTTCTTATCAATCACCGTGCAGACCTCGCCGGACGCTACCCGGTCATACATCTTTTTGAAGCTCTCTGCGGCGGTCTTGTTACCTGCCGCAAACACATACGCAAGATGAGTGTTCAATAAGTTCATTCCGACAGATTCAGCACACAAGGCCAGCATGTCAGCATAATAGCCGACGATATCCATAATGCCGCCATAGTCCGGCTGTAAGCGGATGATTGTGCACTGACTTCCAATGCGCGGTTGAAGATTTCCGCGCAGCAGGGGATTTGTGATAATTGCGTTGGTAGGCTGGTAGAAAACATTGTAACCGGTCAGCGTGCAGCCTTGCGGAATAACGCCGAACTTCGATGTATTGACCACAGCGAGATAGCCCCAGCAGTACAGCACATAAAGAAAATAATTCTTGCTCCAGTGCTCCGGCAATTTCCACTTGTACAGCGACATTGCTTTTTGCAGCAGGTAGCGCCGGAAATACTGAGAAAGTGCTGTGTTTCTGCAATGGACTGTGGACGGACTGACAGCAGCGTTAGCAGCGTTGATATAATCATAGCTGGCCGGAATGCCGTTACCAATCATGCAATCATCTCCTTTCTTTAAGTTTGAATAGCAGCCATATAGGGATTAGCTTCGCCGGTGGATGCCCGGCCAGATACTCATACCAGTATTCTGCTTGTCGGCTTCGCGCCGGTTGCGGCTTGACCGCTGGCCGCTCATAATTATAAAGGAATGCCTGCGCGAGATATGCAGGCGGCTTGTCAGACTGCGAGAACTCGCGGAACGTCATAGGGTACAGGCTCGTGCTGATCCATTGCAGATGGTTCTCAAGCTCGTATTGTATGCGCTCCATTTCTTTCTGGCCGTTGTCTTGCCATCCATCCCCGGCCCATTCTGAATAATGCGTATACGGTGTCCACTGCACCAGACCATAGCCACCAACGAACGGATCCAGATTTTCCCAGATTCCGGGATTAAGGGTGCTTTCCGTTTGCATGTTTCCGAACATGGCCGCGATAGCGTTCACCGTCCAGCCCTGAGCTGTGAAGAATGCATACATAATATCTGCATTGTTTTGCATTTCAGATTTGGACAGATATCTGTTTCCAGTGATCCATGGCATAGCAGCTTACCTCATTCATAGAAATAGCCGGATTCCAGATAGCTTTTAACCATTCTATTTTCTGCACTCGTTCCGGATAGTGAAAGATCTGGATCTGCAATCACCTGATATCCGGGCATTGTGGACAGCTTTACTTTTCTACAATAGGGCCTTCCGCGATCCTCGTTATCATCAGCGACCACCGGAAGAAATTTTGCGTACAGCGTGGGCGCGCTTCTAAAGTTTGCAACAGTGCCATTGCTGCCGCTGGTGGCGAAATCTGGCATTGACGCGTTGACCATATCGCCGATCATGTTCGCGCCCGCTGTGATAGCACCAACAGGATTGAACCAGTTTTTAGCAACGTTCGCCGCGCCATTCACGGCGGTTAGTGACATATTCAAATAGTTCTGGCCGATCTGCGCGATCTGCACCGGCACACCGTACTGGCCGCGCCGGACGGCGATAGCATAGTCTTTCAGTCCGGCTTTTAGATACATGTCTGCTATGCCGGTGGTATAGTCCACCGTGTAAGACATGTTCAGCGCTTCTTCATTGATGATCGCAGTGGTATCAATCGGAATAACACCCCAAACGCGGCTATCTAAAGTGTACTGGGAGAATGGTGCAGCGTTTAGATATTTCCCTCGTGTAGCTGCTTGCGGATGTTTTGGGATTGTGATAATTGCAGCGGAAGGCAGCACACCAGATGTTTTCAGCTTCGCGGCGCTCACCGGCACGTTCCACCAGCCGAACGGTATAGAAGTTACATTCGTTCCAGCCGGGGCATTGTCCGGATACCACATGACTCCTGTGACATATTGCATGGGATTGAACAGGACTTTAAGAAGATCCGCGGAGATCTCTGTAATTTCACCCGTCCACGAAACATCACCCATCAGATATGCCATAAATGCCCGGAACTGGACTTCACTGAAAACATAGTAAGCAACTGCGCCGATTGCATCAGCGCTGTTATTTACAATGCCGACAACATAGGATCCGCCAGATATCGCCGTTACCGTGGGCCATGTGGATGTAGATTCCGCGCTTAAAGTTGCGTCACCCTTAGCCGGGTACAGTCCATCGATCACGCAGCCGTCAGAAGCAAAGGCGCTGCGCGTCACGTATTGAAAACTTTCTCCGATGCTGTTCTTCCAGCTGGCCAGCACGTCCACTTCCATGTGCGCCGTCCATAGGTGGCCTTCCTTGACCGTCCAATCAGTGATAAAGTAGTATCTGTCGCCCAGATCTGAAATATGAGCATAATTATAATAAGAAGGATTTCCTTTCAGGCCAAAGTCAAAAGTTAGCTCCGGCCTAATCAGGCTTGTAGGCATTTTCAAAATTGCAGTGTGCTGCTTCTGAGTAACGGCTGCGTCCGGACGCTTCGTGCTGTTCTCGCGCTTCTTAAATTCATACAGCGTGACATTTAACATATAGCCTCCTTTAAAAATTGGGGCATGACGCGAGGATTGCGCCACACCCCACCGCATGTTAATCCAGCAGCAGCAGCACGCCCTTTTCCGTCATATCCATGATCGCGCGGAAGTTGACGTGATCGAACGTGTTCCAGTAGCCGCCCTTGGCGTTGAACGGCGTAACAGCGGCCCAGCTATTGACCTGTGCATAGCCCAGAGCATCCTCGTCAAAGATAACGCCGAAAATGCCTGCCTGTTCCACGGCTTCCCCGGTCTTTGCCGTGCCGGTGGTGTCGGTATAGATGGGGGTCACATTGATAGTGTCCGGCGTTTTAATGGACTGCCAGAAGTTCACGCCTTCATAGTCCGTATACTTGAGATAGTTGTCATGGTAGCTATTTGCCTTGACCATAGCATCAAACTGATCCATAGCCTTGGCGTACAGATAGACCTTCTGCTTGTTCGCAGGCGTGTGACGCAGAACATGCTTTTCGTTGACAACCGTCTGATACATTTCGCTCCGCTCGGTCATCATGCGGGAAATGGTTGCGATTCGTGCATAAACCCACTGCATAAAGCTGGGGAAGTTATCCGGCTGATAGATAGCCTGCGCAGTCAGTTTCAATCCGGTTTCCGCATTGTACTCTGTCAGCAAGTGGACAACTCTTGCGTTCTGATTCTCGCCCAGCAGAGCGCCGATATAGTTTGCCAGAAGTCCCCGGGCGATATTCTCCCGGTACTGTTCCAGCTTGTCAGAACGGTTTCCGGTAATCAGCGAATTAAACCGCATGAATTCTTCGGCGCTGGTGAATGCTACATCATAACTATCCTTGTGAATAGTATAGCTATTCTCATACACGGACTGTCCGTAGAAATTGACCTGCAAAATGTCAGGCTTATTCAGTGCGTACATATCCACGCTCTGACCGTCACCAATGGCGTTTGGTGCTTTCGTAGCATCATAGCCAGCAGGCCATGTGAACCGGGCATCGTCCTCAATAGGCTTGTCAGCAATAGACAGCTTGCGAACGGCGTTGCCCCAACGTTCAAGGGACATTTCCATGCCGCCCAGCTTCCGGGTATAGGGGCGAATGCTGAAAATTGTTTTACCCCACATCTGCGACAGGGCATTGATAATAGGGTCATAGCCGGTTTTCAGTGCAGTCTGGGCCACGCTCACGAATTCGCCGGGCGTGGTGGCCGTGATGACCGTCTGGCCGGTGGCCTGCTGCACGATGCTTTTCAGGATCGTTCCGGCCTGAAAAACCATCATATCATTTACGTTTGCCATATTTTATTTTTCTCCTTTCGGTGCCGGATTGATGATCTCGGCAAGAATTTCTTCGGGTGTTTGCACCTTTGGCTGATTCACATTCATAATGTTGCTACCTTGCACAAGTCCGGTCAGCTTCTGCAACTCTGCAAGAACGGGATCAACAGGCGCAGGCTGAGGAACGGGCGCAGGCTGAGGAACGGGCGCAGGCTGAGGAACGGGGGCAGGCTGAGGAACAGGGGCAGGCTGCGGAACAGGGGCAGGCTGCGGAACAGGGGCAGGCTGCGGAACAGGGGCAGGCTGCGGAACAGGGGCTGGCTGCGGAACAGGGGCTGGCTGTCCGGCCAGCATGGAAAGACCGGCAATCTGCTGTGCGGTAAAGCCCGCTTTGGCAAGTACCAGAACATTTTCGGCGCTGAACATATTTTCATTTTCCTTTCTTTAAATAAATCAGAATAACGTGCGCAACGTTGCGGCTTGAATATACCTGCCGCCGCTCTTGGTCAAGGTATACCTGAGAACTGCCGCCGCAATCAAGCATAACGGCATCTTCCCAACCGTAGCTTTCAAGTAGCTTTGCAAGCTGTTCCGGCGTTTTCCTTGCCCGTGATCCATCCTTAGACGCATACAGGCAAAGCCGCTTCTGTCCGTTGACGTACTGTGTGCCGATAGCCGTTCTCCCACGACTGCCGCCTTGGGCTGCGTTATAGATCGGCTTTTTGATTGCTTTCCCGTCCATCAGGATATGACTGCAAGCAATGTAATTTCCCCATGCTTGATTTGGGACTAAATCAAAGTGGAAGCTGTTTGCATTGTAGTTGTCCCAGAGATAACCACGATACAGGTCTTTCCCATGGTACAGCGATACACCGTTTCGGCGCAGAGGACAAACCGGATTGCCGTTCCTCATATTATATAAGGTGCCGTTGATTGCGTAGTCTGCGCCGGTTGCGCTGATAATGGCTGATAGTGATTTCCGCTTTCGTGTTCGTGGATTTGGTTTGTTCAGGTAGATTTCAATTCTTTCAATGTCATCCAATGGAATTGAAACGGATACTTCATTTTCTTTCTTCGCTGACATGGCCGACACGCTCCTTTAGCAGTGATACAACCTCTTTCAAATCTCGCAGTGCTTCGGTGTTCTCTTTCACCACTTCCGTCCAACGCTCACTTTCAACGGCGTGGCTTTCCCTCTCCTTGTTCTGCATCCAGAACATAACGCCCACACACACGATAGGAAAGCCTAGATTGCTAACAAGCTGTGTTACGGTTGCGACATCCATTTACATTTCCTTACTGCCGGATAATAATTTAGAGTAAGGGTTTCTTGCGGTAGTCAACCGCTTGCATCAGCTTCCGGCCGTGACTTTATGCAACCCTTACTCTGATATAAGAGTAGCTTATTTCAAATACTTTGTCAAGTAGTGTTCCGCTAAATATTCTTCAAAAGTTACCTTATTTTTCATATATGCGTCCCATAGCCAGCCGTACATACGCTTGAAGCGCTGTATATCTGCTTCGCTGTCAGTGTAGCACGGTGGACTGCCGGACTTGTGCAAGGAAACGTAATAGGTGCCGTCTGACTTGTGCCGGTAGCAGCAGATCTTTCCAATTGCGCAGATCGGAACGAACTCGCGGAGCGGCCTGCTCCGAATGTTGCTGAAATCATTGAATGAAAATTTGTTATCCAGCGCCATTTCGGAAAAGCGCGTGCCCTCGGTGGCTTTATACAATACGGTGTTTCTCTTTTCATCCGAAATTGGCGAGTGTTGCAGCATGTAGAGACACAAACCTCGTGAATTGTCCTGATACACTTCGCGGCCCTTGGCTAACATGGCGTTTGCGGTCTTGACAAGGTTGAAACCTACAAAAATAGGATTGGCAACATCGTTGGCGTTTGCAAGACAGAGAAGCTGCACGGGCTTCCGGCCTTGCAGCTCCCTGTTTCGGTTGACCGTTTCATAACAGTTCATAAGCGCTTCAAACTCGTTCTTAATCGGGCGCTCATGCCGCTCTGGGATGAATTCATCAAAGATCATGAGATCCACATCTGACGCGTCAAAACCGCGGATATTTGAAAACGTGGATAGGGCAGCTGAATAGCCGATCGGCCCGCCGTCCGGAACCTGCTTACCATCTTCCGCTTCCTTATAATAATAGAACGCGCTGTTATACTTCGTGATTGGAGAACATGAGATATTCAGCTTGTGATCTTCGCAGATCCGCTTGAAGGGCGAGAACTCCGGACGGGTAACGATATCCGCTTGGGCCTGCGTTCTGCGCAGAAACAAAAATGTGCGCTTCTCGTTTAGCGTTTCAAGCAAGCTGCCATAGGTCTTGCCGGTGGCCCGCCCCCCAACAGCAAAGTTGAAGGGCAGGCCCTTAGCCAGCAGGCCGTGAACATCTAAATATCCGCTATCCAGATAGACACGGCTCATAAATTACACCAGAGTGCAGGTGATGAACTCGCGGCCCGCCTTGCTCTGGCCGCTGATAACTTCGATTGTGTAGTCATCGCCGTCCATCAGATCCGCAATGTTCATGAAATCGCGCTTGAAGGTGTCACTGTTGGTTGCGCAAACGCCGCCGTCCTTGTCCATGACGGAAAGCACTTCGACTTCCTTTCCTTCCTTGTTCACGTCCTTGTACAAGCAGTACGCGACCACATCGATCTGAACGCCGATGAAGTCCTTCATCTTCTTGATAGCCGGATCCAGAGTAAGCTTGTAGCTTTCGCGCTTGTTCAGTTCCTTGTTGCTCTTAATGATAGTAGCCATAGTGATAATCTCCTTTAAAATTAAATGTGTTATTCGTATTCGTAACGAATTTCGGTTAGCAGCCGCTTATAATCAGCAGCGAGGCCCAATGTATAAGTGCTGTTGTGACGTAGATAAACATTAGATATTATTCTAAGGGCGCGTCCCTCGGCCTGATATTCGCGATACTCACCAACCCGCATATCATTGTAGACTGCTTCCAGTCCTCCGGCTTCAACAAATGTGAAACCTTCATGAAAAGCCGTGATACCTCCGTGTGCTTCAAGTTCTTCACCCCCTTTATTTTTCGCCACGCCTGCGATTGTACAGATCAGTTTACTATCCGGCGTTTCGCGGTAAACATATTTCTTCGCTCCCATCGTGCGGAACTCGCACATGTCATGCTCTTGCTCATACACGCCCATGTAGTGTGTAATCCCTGCCGGATCGGTGGCGTATGCTCCGCTGTTGCGGCTGTCTTTAATGCGTTCCCGGTTGAATTTATCCAGATTGATTTCCCCTAAGTATTTCACGCTGTCGGTATCGCAATAGACAAATTGCGGCGCATTGGGGACATCTGGATCGCCGTGGGCAAGCCTGATACCCTCTTCTAATCGGTATCTTGCCCACGCTGTCACCCACACGCCCCACTGATATGCAAGGAACGCCTTCCGGTTATATGCTAACAGTAAACCGGCTTCGTCCTCGTTCTGTTCTTTGAAGTCATTATCTATAAATAGGATCGACTGCTTTACAGGGTCTTGTGCACACATTCCATAGAGTGAGTTTAGCTTATTCTTTGACTTCATATATAGAAGTTCTTGCCCGTCAACGTTCTTTAACTCTGTCTTGTAGTGGTAGTATTGGCAGATCGTTTTTATTAACGGCTTCGGCAAGTAGCCATACCGGGCTGTTGCTACATCGTAAAATTTCATATCCGTCCATGCGTACTCACTTAACAGAATTTTCAAATCAATGTCTGTGATAGTGGTTTCCAGATAGTCAGCGGAAATAATTCTGCCGTTATCAAGCAGTGCGTTTTCAACGTGTCTGCATTTGGCTAACGATAGATATGGACAACCCCAGTCAACCCTTTGCAGGTGTGCGCCGGTAATTGCTACACGCATGATACAGGCTTTTTGACGCTTGCCTAACATCTTGATAACTTCGTCAAATGGCACATCGCCCAGACGGTAAAACTCGCTTACCGGGAATTTGCAGTTGCACATTACATCCGGGTAACTGCTGGACCGGTCTGCACTGTGTACATTGTGCAAGGTGTAATTTGCGTAGTACCTGTTTGCGTGGGTGTTTCCGCCTCTGAATGCTTCCCTAAGCATTTTGTATGTCTCGAAGTCTGGTAGTTGTCCCTTAACGAAATCGTAAGACACTTCCGACATTGCTTTCTTAGCATCACGTCGGACATATCCTGTTGACGTTAGCGGAAACGTATATAAATTATCTCCGTCATGCTCCATTTCAATCTGGATTGCTTCGGTTAAGCCTTGCACATCATGGATACAATAAGCTAATTCCTGTTCAGTCAGTTCTGTCCATGGATAGCGCACTTTGTCATAGTCAAATGTGCCGGTCAGCTTCTTGTGCTGTACGCCCATTTTCTTAGTATATGTGTCTAAGTTCATGTTGCTATGCAGGTAACTGCACCGGAACTCAAAACAGTTATACATATCACATTTCAGGACTTTGCGAGATCGGACGGCAAAAACTTCTTCCGGCTCAAATTGGTAAATACCTCTTAGAAACTGAAATTCATAGGAAAGATTGTGAACAAAAACAACGAGAAACGTGTCATCAAGAATACTCTGCAACTTCTTTTGAAATTGTGTAAATTCATCCCATGTTCGCCCAACAACTGTGTAGGCGTTTCCAAATTGCCATTGCCAGACGTACATGATAGAGTTTTCAATCTCTGCAAGTCTGGTTGTCTCAATGTCAAACGCTGTTACAAGGTCTTTATATTTCCGGCGCTTCTTCGTGCGTTGATTGCCTTTCTTCCGTTTTACCTCAGATATTTGCTCAAGCCATTCAAGTGAAAATTCTGACGGCTTAATCACCATAGAATTCATCTAACGCCTGCAATAGTTCACCGGAAGATCGTTCCACAACATTCGACTTGCGTTCAAATGGCGCATCCCGCTCCGATTGCCACGCTTGAAACGCCCGGAAAATTTCTGCTGATTTGTTGACTTTCTGCGTTGATCGTTCAAATGCTTCTGAGTTTTTGATTTTCTCATATACGTCCATTGCTACGAGACTACCATAGCCACGCAGATTAGACGCTTTCCAGTACCGGAAGAACTCGCCCAGATCATTGAAATTTTGTTCGTTGACGTATTCGTAGCCGTGTTCATGGAAAGTCTTGATTGCTTCTTTGCGATAGCGCTTAATGCCTGTGAGTGTTCCGGTCTTTGCTAGCATCATCTTAGCAAGGTCTGCCAATAGGATTTTCTGCTCGTATGGTTTCAGTTCTGACGCTGGTTTATACTTGTCCTTATTATAATAGTATGTCTTGCTTGCTCTGCCGATTTCGCTTTCTTCGATACGCTTCAACCGCTTAACGGCGATTGCTCTTAGTCTCTGATATTCATGCTTGATTGTTTCAGGTGTCCACACGTCAGCGTGTCGGATTGCGTCCAGCGTGTAAAATTCCGGGGTTTCTTTGGGGTCAATCACTTCCCCAGTTTCCGGGTCTGCTGTTCGGTAAAACTTCATGCTTCGCTATCTCCTTTCGGAAAAGCTCACGGCAAAATGCCGAGGTAGACATATCACGTTCGGCGGCTATGACCTCAAGCGTGTCCTTGAGGTCAGCCGGAACGGATAATGTCAAATGGGTAGTTGCCCGATGCTTAAAACGGCTTCGCATTGTTCTCTTGTCAACTCCTTTCGTATGAGGTTAATGCGGAGACTTGGCTTAGTGCGCTTGATATAGTTCACGCACTCAATCACATTATGCATATCGAAAAACAAATATGTATGCTTGGGAATATGCTCAAAGTGAACAGTCAATAAAAAACACTTAGTTTTCATGTATATTCCTTTCTAACAGGCGTGATCCCTGCTCATTGTATTCCCAGATTTCAACATCGTAACCGCAGTTATGGAAACGGATAGAACGCTCAAGAATCCAGCTATAATCATTCGACCAGCAAGAAAGCTGTTCGCCGTTCTTATAGTAGATCAGACGATAACGCATTAGGTTTCCTCCTTTCCGCCTTTAATAACTAACTCGATGCAAGTATCACATTTCTGGTAAAACTCCACTGTGTCATAGATGTTCTTCTTGAACTCATACACAAGCATTGCGCTTTTCAAAGATGTAGTTGTGTATGTTCTCCAAAAGCCATCATATTTCCACAATACTAAATAGATCATCGTTGAACCTCCCTTCCGAAATACCGCCGTGCTAACTGTGCCATGCGACGATCGTCTTTCATGAGTGCCAATAGCATATTCCAAACTTTCCATTGCCCTTTGAGAATTGCAACCTCTTGATCCACCTCGCCGTATTTATCACGCTTAGTCTTATAGAGATCAAAGGAAATGCTTTCCCAATCTTCAACGTGCTTCATCAGGGCCTTAAAACGGATTTCATCGGTAATGGTTTTATAATGGATTTCATTGTTCATGTTTCGTTCCTCCTTTAATGATAAGGTCAAAGCCTGCATCGGTGGCTCTTGAACTGTGTATAGAATAGCATACGCATACTAAAAATCATTATCTTTTTAG